GTTTTTCTAATTTATTAAAATCGTAATTACGTTGCTCGAATTTATTAAAGTTACTAACTTTCTTGCCATATTGCAAATTAGTTTGCTGCTTTACTTTATTCTTTTGTTTATCTTTAAAGTTTCTTTTGTCTGCTTCAACTGCCTCAGCAGTTTTTAGTCCATGTTGCAACCATCTGTTTAAAACAGTCTTAATGTATCTTATATCTCTTGCATCAGCTTCAACTGCTTCTTCAAGTGCAATTGTTATTACCTCTGGTTCCATGCCATCTTCTACATAGCTTTGTAATAGCTCTAATTCGTAAGGGGTCATAAGATGCCCCATGTTATTATTAAAGAATTTAATATAATCCCTGTCAGTTTTTTTATTAGCAGTAGGAGTAGTAGTAATATCTCTATCTTCTTCTATATCTACTTCTCCTTCTACTTCTATAGCGTGACATTGCGTGACTTCGTCCGTGACGTCACGTGACATGTCACGTGACATATTATTTTCTAAAGCTCCTGTAACCTCTGACTTAGCATAACTTTGAAGCAGTTTTTTGGCTTCTCGCTCTTTTTGTTTTCTAAGCCTGTTTTGCTCTCTTATTTTATCCATGCCATCAATATTTTGATATTCGCTCCAATTTTTTATAAAAATAATATCTTCAAAAATCTCAATCATCCCAAACTTTTCAAGTGTAATTAAAGCAAAATTGATTGTTCCAAGTTCAAAATCAAATTCAATGGCTAAATCTTCTGCCTTAAATGGAATGGTATCAGTAAGGTATAATGCACCATTTTTATTGCAATCTCCTGCTTGTATTAATAAGAAAACCCATATTAGAATAATGTTATTTCCCTCAGGCATTTTACGTATTCTTTTAATTTTCTTATTACTTGCCATGTCTGTATAAAGCTTTATCCATTTGACGTCTGCCATATCTTCTGTATCAACTCCTTAGGGCTTGTCTTTTTGTTCAAGCTATTTAACATCAAAAATTAAGTAATTATCATCTATTTTTATATCCTGTGGATTAACTTTAAATCTTTGTGCTACTTCAAAAATGTTTTCATTATCCTTTAATTTATAAATCATCTTAGTACTGTGATTTGAATAATGATGTATCAAGCTACATATACTTGCTAATATAAGAAATAATAGTAAAGCAGCAGATGTTATATATTTAATAGCATTCTTTTACATGTTCCCCAACTCCTATGCTATAATGTGGGGGACAAGAGCTTTCCCAATAAGCTCTCATCCAATTTTTATCCAGTGAATGCACCCTTTGCCGAGGGTGTATTTTATTGTTCAGATTCAAATGGTGAACCTTCGTAGATATCTTCTTTAGTTTCTGAGTATTCAACATCTTGGATATGTTCATTGTTCTCAGGATTATCTACGTATTCAACATTGCTGCTATTAACTTCTGCTCCATCTGCAACATCATTCTTAATTACTGCTTGGTCTGTCTCTAAAGCCTTTTGCATTTCTATGCTTAAGATTCCGTATTTACTTAGCAGAAGCTTTAAAACAGTTTTGGTTGCCATTGATTGAAAGTCTGTATTCCAAAGGCTATTATCTCTAGCCCATTGATTATTGCTTTTATAGCTTTGACTGTACTTTTTACCATGTGCTTGCAGCTCTTTAATAGTCATATACTGATATTTTTCAAATCCGTTTAAAAGTTTAAAATAAGCTATATAACCAACAACCTTTGAGTTTTCATCAGGGAAAAATTCTTCATTAAATTCAATCTCACCAGTTATCCTGTTATATTTTTTAATTTCCCCCTCATAAACTTCACTTGAAGAAATTGTTTTATACTGACCGCTTCTCATTGCAAGCTGAATGAATCCTTTATATCCCATTTGAAATTGTGCAACTTTACCCTTTTTCTTATCATTGTACGGAACTATATATGCAAACCCTAAATTCTGATCTATAGGTAAATCTAATGTTGCTGCCACTACTGCACTACTTACTATTGAATTTGGCTCACATTCTTTTAAAGTAGGACTACTTGAAATGTTTATAATGCTTGAAATAAACCCTGGAGCTTTCTTTCCTAAAATATCTTCAAATCTCTTCTTATAATCAACCTTACACAATAATCCTTTTACTGTTGCAATTGGCGCTGGTTGATTTCCTTGTTGATTTTGAGCTACAAGCCCACCGTTTACATTTGCCACTTTACATTCCTCCTCTTATTTAATAGCCGAGATTTTCATATTTACATATTCTGTTTGCCCTTTAAGAACTGATTGATAAGTTAAAGGATATTTTTCTTTTAAAAGAGCTGTATCTATGCTGTCTCTTTTAACTACCCATCTACTTATCTTAAAACTTCCATCTGTGCCTTTTTTACTGTCTTTTAGATCTAAGTAGATTAATTGCTTTAGCTGCTCTTTTTCTTTCTCTAGAGCCTTTATTTGCTCGTCTATTGCTTTATACTTAGATAACTTCCCATCACTTATATTATTTTCTAAATCATTATCAATTGCTTGTTTGTATAATATCTCTTTGGTCTCACATTCTAGTCCAGATGGCTCAGGAGGTATTTGAGTAAGTATATTGTTATTCCAAAAGTTCTTACCTATTTCAAAGAGTGCTTTTATATCTTCTTCATTTCTAGGTATTACTTTCCACTTAACTTCTTTACCTAGAAGATAAATTATAAGAAAGTGACTAAGTCCTGTAATACCCATATACCATTGGCATTGGCAATAATATTCGTCAGGTATTTCTTCACCGGCCCACATCTTTTTTAAAAATTCTGAACCTGTTTTGATTTCAGCACCTATGAGCTCTCCTGTTTCTATATATTTAATTTCTCCTGTATCTCTGTTTTCCCAATATAAGAATTTACTTTCTAATTCAATAAGTCCATCAATGTTAGCAGAAAAATAATCATAATCTTTATGGACCATCATGAACGGATAATCATATACTTTAAGAGTGATACCTGTTGTCTTTTTAAAGTCTTCAGGAAGCCATTCTTTAATTACCGGTTCCATTCTTGTACCAAATACTGTGTGTATGTTCCCTCTGAACTTTTCAGAAAGTCCTAATTTGTCATTGAATACTGTAAGAGCTGAGCCATATTTACTGAATCCAGCTACCTTTGCTATCTCAGAACCACCTATTGAATTACATCTTTGGTTAAGCCATTTGCTTCTAGTAGCATCATCTTCCCTGGTATCAAAAACTACTCTAGCTGTAGGAAATAACTCTTTATTTTCAATACATTCAATCATTTGCCAGCCTCCTAACCTATCTTCTCAATTTCAAATTCATCAGCCATTGTTGATGTAACAAAATATTGATAATCATCATCTGACATTTCAGTAAGAAGCTTCTGCTGTGCTGCAGGATTAAGGCTTTCAAATTTATCCAGGCATATTACCTTTAATTCTCCTGCTTGGGCTCTTGCAATTCTCATGGCAAGTTCTAGTTTTTCACCATCTGATAGCCCATCAATTAAGGTATTGTTAATTCTAATCAATCCATTTTCATCAACGCTTATGCCTTCAATTGGCATCTTAGCAGTCTTTAATAATTCACTTGGAAGAACTCTTGCCATATCAATTCTTGCCGTTAGGATATTAGAATATCTTTCTTTTTCAGCCAGCTTACCATCACGAATTGATATCATCCTATCCCACTCTCTTAAATAGCTTTGCATGTCTGCTACTTTATCAGCTTCAGCTTGTAGAGGTTCAATATCTGTAGGCTCATTATTCTTTAAGTATTCAGCAGCTTTCCCAACTCTGATTTGTTCCTTTTCAATTTCAGAAACAATCTTTTCATCAACTGCTTTAAGTTCAGCCTTTTCTAAATCATCCATACCTAGAAGTTCCTGTTCCTTAGTAGCTATTTTTTGTTCTTGAAGTTTTATTTCTTCTTTTGATGTTTCTTTATTATCAGCACAAGTTTTTTTAAGCACTTCTAAGACATCATCTAATTGAAAATCTATAACATTTTTCTTGGCAGTATAGGCATTTTCTGCATCAGCGATTTTTTTCATATATTCTTCTTCAATCTGCTTTAGAATTTTTTCATGTTCTGAGTCATTCTCATGGTGATATTCTACAGCTTTGTTTTGAGCTGCTTTAATATTATTAGCTAATTCAATATCTTGATTTTCTAAATTGGTTTTGTACTTTTCAATCTTTGACTTAGCAAGCTCTATCATGTCTTTGATATCTTCCTTTAAGTTTCTAAACTTTAAGCTAATCCTGGTCTTTTCATTTTCAGCATTATCCTTGATATTTGATACCTTACTTTCAAAGTGTTCTTGAAGAGCTTTAGCTTCATCAATCCATTTATTGACCTTTTGAGCTTCAGATACCTTAGCATAATATTCTTGGACTTTCTTATCTCTCCAAATTTCTCCATCATATTCAGCTGGTAGTTCATCAACAATAACCTTTATTTGAGTTTTAAGCTCGTTAATTTCTCTATTGACTTCTTGCCTATCGTTGTAGTACTTTAATTCTATAGCCTTGAGTATTTGGAGAATGTGCTGTGAGTAGTCAATATTTGAAGGAAGTTCGCCAAACCAACCAATTATATTTTCTTGACTCCAACCTATCTCCAACATACTTAAAATTGATTTTGTTTGTTCTTTAATACCCATGTTCACCCAATCAAGAGGTCTGAATATATCTCCATTGATTAATGATCTAAGAAACTTTTCAGTACTTGGTACAGCTTCATTGTCTTTTCTGCATTTCAGATAATCACCTTTTTCAGTTCTTATCCTTCTGTTTACTTCCAAGCCATCATCCAGCTCCACAAAGAGAGTGGCTTCTTCAGCTCCATGCTTTACTACCTCGGTACGCCTATCCTTGTTAGTGAATGTCTTTTCTATTGCTTCAATTATGCTGCTCTTTCCACTTCCCTTAGGCCCTTTAAATATGTTTATCTTGGAAGCTTCTAAACCTAATTCGTCAACTCCTAAGAAGTTTTTAAT